TCTTAGACCATCTAGTGATGCAACCACGGCGTGGAGTAGGCTGGAAAACTCCATGAAGTGCCTTCATAGCGTTAATATAGATCGATATGACGCTTTAGAAGGAGTCCATCCAGCACAAGGCGCTGCAGTTGTTGCGTTTGGTCTGTTTATGCAGATGCAAAAGAACTACAGCGAGCTTCCTTTTCCCGGAGCCAGCGGTCGTTGCTGAGGCTCTTATGTTATGGTTACCGTTACGGTGAGGTGGTGTTACCCAAGTTGGCTGCAATTAAGGATAATACTTATGTGTCCACCCCCCTTTTCGGCGACCCTAGCAAGAGAGCCCCAGTCCAAGTAAGCCTTGGTTGTCACGTGTTGAATACGGCATGTCCACAACCAGATCCTAGTAGTGCTGAAACAATGATTGCTGGCGTCAGAAAGCGGTTTGCTATTAAACCGCCTGATGCCGATCCAGCTATGTTAAAGAGGCTGAAGCACTTCGTACGCAGGAGAGTACGAGAGATGTATGTACCTATCTCCCCTGATTCTGACACGTCTGTAGAAGCGTGGTTAGACAGGACAGGTTACACAGAGACAAGGAAGGCCGAGCTGCGACAGTGCTGGGCTGACTTTTCACACTTGACTGCTAAACAAAAGAGATGTAAGTCGTTCATGAAAGACGAGATATATCCTCAGTTCAAGCACGCCAGAGCAATTAATTCACGCTCTGACGAATTCAAGTGTTGTGTAGGCCCTTTCTTCAAGCTTATGGAGGATGCTGTTTATCATCACCCTGCCTTCATTAAGCATGTGCCAGTCGCAGATAGACCTTCTTATATCTACGAAAGGCTTTATAGAGCCGGTTCATGGTATATGGCCACAGACTATACAGCTTTTGAAGCTCTGTTCACCAAGGAATTGATGATCAGTTGCGAGATAGAGCTGTACACTTGGCTGACCTCAAAGATGTCCCAACATCTTGAGTTCATGGAATACATGCGCGTCATCACTGGGCGTAATGTTTGTACTTTCCGTGATTTCTTTGTGGCTATAGATGCCACTAGAATGTCAGGCGAGATGAATACTTCTTTGGGCAATGGGTTCAGTAACCTAATGTTCATGGAGTTCATGTGTCAGGAGTCTGGTGTTACCAAACTGGAGGGAGTCGTCGAGGGTGATGACGGGTTGTTCGCGGGAGTGGGTAAACCTCCTTCAACAGGGGACTTTGCAAAGTTGGGTCTAAACATTAAAATTGAGATGCATAACGAGTTAAATACTGCTTCGTTTTGTGGAATTATCTTTGATTTAGAAGATAAAGTTAATGTTACAGATCCTATGGAAGTCCTTGTAGGCATAGGGTGGGGCGCAGGCAAGTATGCAGGCGCCCGTGAATCCAAGCTGAGACTTCTGTTGAGGTGTAAGGCGTTATCTATGGCCCATCAGTATCCTGGGTGTCCGGTAATTAGCAGTTTAGCCCAGTATATTTTGAGAGCGACCCGAGGGGTCAATGTAAAGGGGTTTATTGAGACGAATAAACACATGAGTTTATGGGAGCGGGAGCAGGCGCGAGCTGCACGCAAGGATGAGAAAAAGATCAAGGTTGTTTCACCACCGATGAACACTAGATTTCTGGTTGAGCAGAAGTTTGGTTTGTCGGTCGAGCACCAGATCAAAATCGAG